TAGAACGACCAACCACCGATGTGGGTTTTATTCTAGTGATGTATGCCGTTGCAAGGCTGTCCAAGTCGGCTAGAACCGATTACTTGGGGGTATTGCAGGTGTCGACCCTCGCTCCAGTTCATTCTCCAACTGGCCTCTACCCCATCTAGCCCATTTCGCTGGCATTTTGCGACACTCGGTAACCCGTTCGTTTCGCCAGCACAAATGAAAAAAGCTCTATTCAACTGGGCTGGGGTCTGGAAAGATGACAAAGAAACGCAATGTAGTCAATCCAGCCCATGTGAATAGAGCCTTATGCGCTTCGGTGTCGAGTTTTCCAGACCTGACAAGCGCAGTATACCATTATTTAAGCTCAGGCCAAATTAAATGATAATTTTTAGGAAACATGGTTTTTCTTGTAACCGCACCCATAGTTTTATTTTCAATCATAGCAGCTAACATAACTAACTTATCCTGCGGTATGTTAGATTTTTGCCACATAGATACCGCAGCAACGCTTACGCCCACCAAATTAGCTACTTTGGTACAACCGCCTAACAAAACAATAATTTTAGTTGGGTTTAATTCCATGTAAGGTATCTTAACTTATTTACAACACTTTTGCAAATAAACGCTTGACTATGGTTTTAAGTTATCTTAATATCTAAGTACGGTATGTGCCGTGATAACTACCCAAACGGGTGAGAAAGATTAAAAATGAGTGATTACGACCAGCAGTTAGCAGACCAAGTTCAGATGCAGTTTGAACTGGATGAAGTATTCAAAGACTTGGAAGATGGTGTACTTCTTACCGAGCGTCAAGTTGATTTATTACGCCATTGCTGCGGATATGTCGCACCTAAACGCAATAACCATGTAAACCCCGTCATTCGTGACATTGTGAACGACTTTGGTCAAATTTTTGGAGCAAACAAATGATTATTACTGATACGCAAAAAGATTTTAAGATTGCCCCTGCTGGGCTGCACATGGCACGGCTTTATTCCATCATTGATCTAGGTCATCAAGCTACCGAATGGGCTGGCGAAACCAAGATCATGCACAAGGTTGTATTTACTTGGGAACTGCACGGTGACGATGATGCAGGGCTTCCGCTAAAAACAGACGAAGGAAAGCCTTTAATCGTGTCCAAACGATATACCGTTAGTTTAGGCGATCAAGCCCGTTTACGGCAAGATTTAGAGTCATGGAGCAATAAAAAAATGACTGCGGAAGACCGCAAGAACTTTGATTTAAAAGGCTTACTGGGCAAGTTCTGCATGGTTAATATCACGCATAGTGAAGATGGCAAGTACGCCAACATTAGCGGTATTAGTCCTGTACCGTCTGCCCTGCGTAACGCCCAGCCTGAAGGCATCAATCCTACTAATCACTTTTGGCTGGCTGAATTTGACCAGTCTAAATACGATGCGCTGCCTAAGTATTACAAAGAAAAGATTACCGAAAGTAGTGAGTGGCGTGGTCAGAAACAGCGTGAAGCTGCTGCACCAAAGATTGTTGACGATGATTTATCGGACATTCCTTTTTAATTTAAAATGGGTATAATGGCGTAAAGGAGTAAGCCATGAAAACTTGTTTTAAATGCAACACCGTCAGACCATTAACGGAATTTTATAAACATCCAGCAATGGCTGACGGCTTTCTTAATAAGTGTAAGGAATGCACAAAAAATGATGTGTCAAAACATCGCAATAACAACCTTGAAAAGGTGCGTCAATATGACAGAGATCGTGCAAAAAATCCTGATAGACAAAAAGCAAATGTTGCAGTTAATAAGGCTTGGCGGCAAGAAGATAAAAGGCGTATGCAATGCCATAGTGCCGTTGCTAGGGCCATTAGATCAGGCGAACTTGTTCGTCAAAATTGTGAAAGATGCGGAAACGAAAACAGTCTTGCACACCATGAAGATTACGACAAACCCCTTATGGTCAATTGGCTGTGTCAGCCTTGCCATAAACAAAGGCACAAGGAAATAAATTCAATATGTTTATAAAAGAAAAGGCACAAGAAAATGGTCATTGGTACACCAAAGACGGCACTCCAGCCTATACAACCATCGGCAAGACTGGTGAACGGGCAACCACGCTTCGTGACGCACGGAAACTCGGACTTCTGCCAAGTGTTACAACAATTAACGGAATGCTATCGAAAGCAGGGCTTGATACATGGAAACAGCAGCAAGTCCTTTTAGCCGCATTAACGCTGCCAAGACAGCTTGACGAACCTGAAGCCGACTGGTTGGCTAGGGTAATGCAGGATAGCAAGGCTACAGGCCGTGAAGCTGCGGAACGGGGTACGGCTATCCATGCGGTTATTGAAGCGTATTTCGATCAGGTGTATATGCCTGAAAAGCCACCTTATTTGGATGCGATTGATAGTGCGCTTAAAAGTGCGTTTGGAGAGCAACTGTGGCTGCCTGAGAAGTCGTTTGGGCATCCGCTAGGGTTTGGTGGCAAATGCGACTTAATGGCTAAAAACGGCTTTGTAGTCGATTTCAAGACCAAAGATACTGAACTTGATAAAGTTGATGTTTACTTTGAACATGAGATGCAACTAGCAGCTTACCGTGAAGGTCTAGGCGTTCCAAACGCACGGTGCGCTATCATATTTGTTAATGGCACGACCAATCAAGTCAAACTAATTGAGATTGAAGAACAGAAGCTACAAAATAGCTGGGAGTGCTTCCAACACCTATTACGGGTCTATCAGATCAAGAACGGAATATAATAGGTACGGGCGGCAGGGTTAGACACAATCTATACTCCTTCACGGGACTGCCGACCCACCACACCTGTTGTTTTTTTACAAATCTAAGGGTATATCCCTAGATAAATGTGTTGATATTGTTAAGGTAACTTAATAAACTGGTGCTACTCCAATTGGGAGTGATATAGAAAAGGAATAAAAATGGCTAAGTTAAATAATTATGTAGTTTCTTTATATTGCGGTGATACATACCTTGATGTGTACGGCAGCGTTGATGTAGACGAACCCGATGTAGGCTACATTGGCGGCATTGACATTGAAGATGTTTGCATAGCCGATACCGAAACCAGCGTACTAGAGATGATTCACGGATTAGGCGGCTGGGCTAAATTTGAGATTAGCGTTCAAGAAGCCTATGTTGCGAGGAATGACGCATGAAAGAATTTATTTTAGGTGCTTTGCTGGGTTTAGCCATGTCAATTTTTTTTTTCGTGGCTATCCATTTAACAGCGTGAAATGAAATATAAACAATTTGACCAGCGGCTACATGATGCGTGTGATCCACCTGCCCGTAATGCGGTCGCTGGCTGGCTTAAAACGGTTCACCATGTCGATGCCCTACCCAACCCTGATAAATATGCTGTAGACCTCGTTTTAAGCCGTTATGGGGAACATATTGGATATGGGGAAGTAGAAGTACGGGATTGGGGCATGGATTTCTGCCCTTACGACACAATCCACATTGCCCAGCGCAAGGAAAAGCTGTTTACCAACCCCCGTACTACGATGTATGTGGTGACTAGAAACCTAACCCATGCCTACTGGATTAGAGCCAGCAAGATCAAAGATTGCCCGTTAGTTGAAGTACCCAATACCGCAGTTGCCAAAGATGAATACTTCTACGATGTACCTACAAAGCTATGGAAGTTTGTAGACCTACGAGAAGTCTTTTAAGCGTAGGGTCTAGTACCCGTCTTATCAATAATCAAAGACTGTCTGCGAGGATTGCTCCCAGCAGTATTAGGCACAGAAATATGTGTCCAGCGGTCAAATTCTCGAATAATTTGGTCATATCCAATTCCCGATGCAATCACAGCTTTAACGACTTCATCGGGGGTCATGCTTGGTACTCGTATATCTGCGGCACAACCAATCCGATGCTGGCTAGTGTCCTTTGATCCTACCGCATCATTTACTTCTTTGCAACGGAAGGCTGAATTGACCATAATTGGCTTGCCGCCTAACACCGTCTTAACTTCTTCTAGGAACGCAGCTAGGCGCACAAGGTTAGCCATTTCTAAAGCGTTAGGCGTATTGTCAAATTGGCGGTGATCCGTATGGGTTAATTCGTCAAGGGTAAAGTGCTCACTTAGGTTCATCTTTTTTAGCCTTCATATCCATGATTTTTTCTAGGGTACGACCGCCAAAATACGCACTCATTATTAGCATACCCCATTGACCAAGCAGGTTTACATACGATTCTTTGGCATCGTAGCCAAAAGCCGACATCATGGCAAACAGAAAGTAACCAGCAAAAATAGCCACTAAAGACATAGGGCGTATGTTTTTAGATAGCCAAGAATCACTACCTAAATCAGCTTTCCAACGGTCAGATATATTGTTCTGTTCGTTCATGTCAGCGTTTAACTCAGCCAATCTGCCTTCTTGTTGCATCTTTAGAAGTTCTTGTTGTGCTTTGGCTTTGGCTTCAGGATCGGGAATAAACTTATCTAAAACCCTCATTCCAACATCAACTAATGCGGTAAGTGGAAACATTATTTTTTAGTCCTTTCCTCGATTAATTTAACCCGTACATGAAGATCATGTACTTCTTTGTAGATTTCCTCACGCATTTTTGCCCTGCGTTCTGCGGATATTGGGCTATCAGTTGGTACGCCTTCAGCCGTGATTAGGGCTGGCATTTTGCCTTCAATTTGGGTCAAACGGGTTTGGAATGAAGATACTTGACCGAGTAGCCAAGCTATACAGGCTACCAATATTGGAATTACCGCCTTGAGTACATCCTGCATATTCATTTAAAACGCCCCCAAAATAAACTTTAGCCACAAGGTTACAATTAAAGCGGCAACAAAACAATAAAACTGCACCTGCCTTACTGCCTTCAAATCATGCTGAAATTCTTCGTTATTCTTGCGTTCCATGTTCTCAATGTCTAGCTTGATTTTAAGTAACGCATCCCATTCTTTAGCACCGTACTGCTTTACAAACTTAATCTTTAAATCTGCTTCTTCGTCTGATATTTGTTTCTTGCGTTTCCATTCTTCTAAAGCCTTGAGTAACGCCCGTTCCTTCTTAAACTCTGCTTCTCGTCTTGCCCGTATGCGCTCTTGCGCTTGTTGCTGGGCTACATCTACTGCATCTTTCTGTATGTTTTCAATCTGTTTACTTACAGACTTACCAGCTTCACGGGCAGAATCTAAACCGCTACTTAGTCCTTTTGCACCATCAGACAACCCGAGCAAATCTGACACATTATTTGCCTGTCAGCCAATGTGCAATAAATCCTACAATAGAACTAATAGCCGATACGACCATCATTCCGACCCAAAATCCACCACGACCTTTATTAGCTAGGGCAAGCAGTTCTTCCATGCCTTCTTCTAGCTTATCTACTTTGGCGGTTAGGTTATCGACCTTTTCCCAAAGTTGGCCGTATTTAACAGGGTCAATTTCAAAAGACATTATTACGCCTCTAACGCTGCAATTCGTGCTGCTTGTTCTGCTTCCATACGGGCTTGTCGTTCTGCTGCAAGTTCAACATTAGCCGCCATAACAATTTCATCTTTAGTTCCTGATATTTCGCCACCAGTAGCAGATATTCTTTGGGCTTCTGCAATAAATATTTCTTCAATAGCAATTCTGCAACGCTCATGTATGGAATTAGCAATCCATTCTTGTGCTGAAACTGCTATAAATTTAAGTGCCTTATCTTCTGCATCGCTTAAAGTAATTGTGTAAGTTGCCATTTTTTTTCCTTTTAAATTAACCGATTAACTGCCCTGAAAATGCAGTAAATGTATCAGCCCCATAAACATCACCTGAAGGGTTTAATGTTTCTATATAATCTCCAGCAGCAAGAATAAGAATTACTTCTGCCATTCCTGATGCCCCGTTAGAAACGGATGCGGAAGCCCACTGCCCTAACCCTACGGTTGTTCCGTTTTTGCGAATAGATGCTACAGCAAATCCAGTTGTACCCAACAAAAGACGAACGCACAATCTGTATGTTCCTGCTATCGGTGCAGTAAAACGACCATTAGATGAGTTATAGTGTCCACCAATATTTGTGTACACATCGTTATAAACAACAATTGTATTGGATGCCACATTACCAGCAGTTCGTGTAGCATAAAAAGCTGGTTGAAATGGCATAGTCACACGACCAGCAGAGTCAATACGCATAACTTCCGTACCACCCTCAGAGAACGCAATCGTATCTGCTGCTGGGAAGAAAATACCTGTATTAGTGTCAGTACCTCGTATTGCAGGGGTAGCTGCTGAACCGTCTACATCGGATATACCGTCTGTACCGTTAAGAATTAAACTCATGCTGTCACCTCGTCTGCTGGTAATGGTGTGTTTTCCTTACACCACTCTAAATAAGCAATGTAATCCGTATTATCTAAGTCAAATGGGATAAATGCGTTATCTGATAACCGCTTTACAACCGCAGTTGGAATAGTGTCAAAAATAGGTTTTGTAAGTTGATACATTTATAACTCCGCAGATAATGTAATTTGCGCTGATGTTGTGTTGTTGTCGTACAAAATTCCTGACGATGCAACAGTTGCACCGCTAACCGTAAAGTCAATACTAAAGTAGTTAGGCGTTACACCGTTTCCTGTTGTTCCTACGCCAGTTGGGGTTAAATTAATACCAGCACCATTCTGAGGCAAGAAAGTATTTGCCGCTGAGTAAGTCGCTGTTGGCGCAGCCCGCATTGTTACTGGAAGAGTAATAAATGCTCTAGCATTAGTTGTTGCATTAACAAACAAACTAGATGACATACAACTAAATCCACCTTGTCCTTTAATTATGTGAGCATATCTTTGGCAAAGACTTAACTCAGTACCATACTGTCTGTATTCAAATGAAGTAGCTTGTGTGCCTACCTCTAGCTGAACTCCAGTAATGTAGAAAGTAGCACCGTTTGTGCCGACTACGGATGTTGCGCCTGTGGCTGAAAGAAGATTTGAACCAGTCCAAGCACCACCAGTTCCGCTAAATGTAGAGCCTGTTCCAAGTGAAAAGAATAAATCAATTCCTATTCCGTTGTTGGTTAGCCATGTTCCGCTAGTATCACCTGCAATAGTTATAGTTTCGTATTCCCAAGTGTTTGCGGCAGAAATAGTATAGCTAAAAGGATAAGACCTATTTCCTGCACTATTGCGAAGCGAGCCGCCAAAAGTACCTGTTAATGAGCTACGAACCCAAAAGGATAAAGTAACAGTTTTAGCGTTAGCAGTTCCCCAACCCAAATCAGATATATTAAATCCCTCTACTTTTTGCGAAACACCAAAAAAATCACCAGCCCCCAAACTTTGCGTTGCAATTACAGTTAAACCTTGGTAATTATTAAACCCAATAGGAGGCGTAACTGAACCAGCATTTTGCTGTGCAGAAAATTTTGAGGCTTGTGTTGCTAAATAGGAAAAACGGTCTACAAGATATTGAGTGTTAATTGGAGTAACACTAGCACCAGCGTTTCTTTGGTCAATAACCATCGCACCGTTTATGATGCGATTCCGCATGACTGAACTAATGGGTGCTAGAACTCCACCGCTTGCATCGTTTATTCGGTTTACTTGAAGTTGCGACATTATGCTAACTCCTCATCTGTTGGCTTGGGAAAGTCAGGATGCTCCCAAGAAGCAATATAGTCCCCAAGTCCGTTACTGTCATTCTGTAAGCGGATTACAGTTAAGAAATCTTGTTGTGTAAGGCTAGGATAAATGTTCATTATCCGTTCGTATAAAGTTGTCATTGTTTTTCCTTGCAATTATCAAAATGCCATCTTGTCATAATTGTTCCGCCAATTTTATCGCAATGTGGGCATTTAACTTTTTTTTGTGGCAGTCCTTTTTTACCAAAACTAATGTTTAATCGGTGTTGTTCGGTCTTTGGTTTGCCTTTGTGGGCAACGCTCATTTGACGCTTTGTTTCTTCTGTGTGTGGCTTTAACTTCTTGCCCTTAGCCCAAGATTGTTTACCTTTTGCGGAAACACTCATTTTAGCCAATGTTTCAGGTGTTGGTTTGTATCCACTATTGCCTTCACCACCATCGCTTAAATTGGCTAACTTGTAACCCATGTCTTTAAAGCAAGAAATTAACAAAACTTCATGGCTTAACGCTTCTTCATGCGTTTTCCACTTGGCTAAAAT